CTCTCGGAGCGGACGTCTGTCTTGCCTTCATCAAGAACAGCTCCAAGGGCGCAACCATGACCGCTGACCTTGCCGAGAAGGCTGGCATCCAGACCTTCCGGTTCCCGGCCCTTGACTGAGTCCGCCGAGCCGCAGGCTGAGGCACAGCCTCAAGAGAATTTCATGACCTACTACCGTCCGCCCTTCATCGGTCGTGCCTACTATGACGACATAGACTTCTACGACGGCAAGGTAGCAGAGGGTTGACAAATTAGCATACATGCGTATGCTTGATGTATGTCAAACATCTCTCTGAGCATCAAAGGCCAAGTCACCACCCGCCAAGGCACACACTACTGGTCCGTCCGCACGCCGGACGGCATTCTCATGGCCGCAGGCGAGGAACGCAGGCTCGGTGAGGCCGTCCAAAACACATACGACACGGTCTCCGCGATCCGGGCATGGATAATGTTCGGGCGCGGAGACCTTCGTGTGCGCACCAAGTATCTCGAAGCATCCTTCAAGCCACAACAGCGGGGCGAAATTTGACACCGCCAACATACAAGGATATGGTTATTACATGATTACATTCAAAGCACGGACACCATCCGGCGAGATCATTGAGTCCGCCCTCTCATCCTTCACCTTCCCGGCAGGGGAGAAGCATATCAAGCGCGAAGAGCGGCGCGCACTCGAACCCATCGAGATCGCCGTCTTCCAGCCCGAAGCTGGCCACCTGCATGACGACCTGTTCCAGTTGGCCATGTGGGCGGACTACCTGCTCGGTAAGGGCACCAAGACCGTGCTCGTCCTGCCCTACTTTCCCGGTGCACGCGCCGACCGTGGGCAGCCCTTCGGAGCCCGGAGGTACGCACAGTTCATCGGCGAACTGTGGATCGATCAGGTCATCATCTACGACCCGCACTCTGAGGTCATCGTGGAGGAATTGAAGCTGTGGTCCTACGATAACGGGATAGGCGATGAGGCAATCATCACCATCGTCCGCCCCCACGAGGTACTGAATACCCGCAACTCCAAGATCGTCATGCCGAACAAGTACGACGGTATCATCGCCCCTGACAAGGGCGCACACGACCGGGCCAACGGCGTCGCCGAAGCCTTCGGCATCCCACTCTTCACCGCAGAGAAGACCCGCGACTTTGAGACCGGCAAGCTGGCCGGATTCAAGATTGACCTCCCCGACACCGGACATTTCCTGATAGTGGATGATATCTGTGATGGCGGCGGAACCTTCCTCGGTCTGGCCGGTGTCGTTCCCGAGGGCGTCAAGCTCGACCTCTACGTCTCACACGGCGTCTTCTCCAAGGATGCCCTGCGCAATCTGGCAAAGGTGTTCACGAACATCTTCACCACCAACTCCTACGCCCCATGGCGTCCGCTGGTGTTGGGGGATCCCAGCCACTTCGATGACAACGGTTACAGCCCCTTCCGTCGTATCGAAGTCATCCGCCCTCTGCTTGAACGCATCTCGGTTTGACAAAACCAAGATACATAGATACCTTTAAACCAACGACATACCGACAACCGAAAGAGACCAATGCTTCACATTAATCCGCTGCTCAATACAGATTCTTATAAGCTCAGTCACCGAATCATGTACCCCGAGGGTCTGGGATTCGTCCAGTCCAACTACACCAACCGCAAGTCCCGCGTCGAGGGCGTCAACCACGTCGTCAACTTCGGCCTGCAGGCATGGCTCAAGGACCTGCAGGAATCCTACGAGGGCTTCTTCGCCGCCGACAAGGACGCCGTTGTCAAGGAATACAAGGACGCAACCTCCACTTTTGTTTCCCCCGGCTTCGACCTGTCGATGGTCGAGGACCTGCACGATCTGGGCTACCTGCCGCTGCGCTTCTCTCAGGTTCCCGAAGGCGTTCTCGTGCCGATCAAGGTTCCGTCCGTGATTGTCGAGTCCACCCACAAGGACTTCGCATGGCTCGTCAACTACGTAGAGTCCGATCTCTCCGCAGCCATCTGGCACCCGTCCACCGTGGCCACCATTGCATGGTCCCTGCGCCGCGTCTTCGAGAAGGCTGCCCGCGAAACCGGCGGGGCCGTCGAAGCTGTTGACTTCCAGCTGCACGACTTCTCCTACCGTGGTCAGGTCAACCGCGAGGCCGCAATGTCCTCCGGTGCCGCACACCTCACGTCGTTCTTCGGCTCTGACGCGGTCCCTGCCGTACAGTACGTGAATTACTACTACCCCGGCGAGGACAACGGCCTGATCGCCGCCTCAGTGCCTGCCACGGAACACTCCGTGATGTGTGCCGGTGGTAAGGAAGACGAGATCGAGACCTTCCGCCGCCTGCTGAAGACCTTCCCGACCGGCATCCTCTCCATCGTGGCCGACACGTGGGGCCTCTTCAAGGTCCTCACCGAATACCTGCCGCTCCTGAAGGATGAGATCATGGCCCGCGACGGCAAGCTCGTCATCCGCCCGGACTCCGGAGACCCGGCAGACATCATCTGTGGCCTGAACACGAGCCTTGAAGTGCTCTGGTACCATGGTGCCCCTGTCGACACATTGCCCCAGACACCTGAGAACAAGGGTGCCATCGAGCTTCTCTGGGACACCTTCGGCGGTACTGAGAACGCTGCCGGTTTCAAGGAGCTCGATTCACACATCGGTCTGATCTACGGCGACGGCATGTACAAGGAACGCATCGAGGACATCAATGCACGCCTGAAGCGCAAGAACTTCGTCTCCACCAACTGGGTGGCCGGAATCGGCTCCTACTCCTACCAGATGGTGACCCGCGACACCTTCGGGTCCGCCGTCAAGGCCACCTACGTCGAGGTCAACGGCGAAGGCCGGAACATCTTCAAGGACCCGGCGACCGACGACGGGACCAAAAAGTCCGCCACCGGAAAGCTCGCGGTCAGCCACATGGCGGACGGTACGCTGTATCTGATTGAGAAGGCCACAGATGAGCAGACCAAAAACTCTGTCATCCAGCCTGTATGGGAAGACGGCAAGTTCCTGAAGGAATACTCCTTCTCCGAGGTCCGCGCCAATGTCAAGCGGACCAGCGACATTCTCGAACGAAACGGTAGCATCTAATCATGGAACTAACAGGTGATGTCGTGCTCGCAGGCGACTGGCATGGAAACGCCCCACAGGCGTTGAATGTCATCGACTACGCTGTCCGAGAGGGCATCAAGACGATCATTCAGGTTGGTGATTTCGGGATCTGGGATAACGACAAACCCTACCTGAACAAACTGCAGGACCGTCTGGGCGAGCACGACATCATCCTGTATTTCATCGACGGGAACCATGAGGATTTCCCGCGCCTGTACGCCAAGAAGGTTCTGGAACATGGTATCCGCAAGGTCCGTGCCAACATCCTCCACCTGCCCCGTGGCTTCCGCTTCACGTGGGAAGGCTACCGCGTACTCGCACTGGGCGGGGCTGCCTCCATCGACAAGCGGTTCCGCCGAGAGGGCCGCAGCTGGTGGCCCGAGGAACTGATCACGGAAGAGGATATACAGGCCTCCATCGAGGGAGGGCCGGTGGATATTCTGCTTGCCCACGACAGCCCGTACACGGCCCCGAACTCCGTCACCGACGACCCCTACGGGCAGGGCGAAGCCGCCCGACACTTCGGCGATGACATGGTGGCCATGTGTACCGACCACCGCAGACAGCTGCAGCGCGTCACGGACGCTGTCACCCCGCGTCTGGTGTTCCACGGCCACTATCACATGGCCATGACAGGCCTCTTCCACCACGAGGACGATGCTAGGACCACCGCCCGTGTCTTCGGTCTGGATCAGGGTACGGGACGGCTCCCTAGGCATACCATGACCCTGCGAACCGACTGGGTAGCCGAAGAGCTGTCAGCCCTTGACAATATACAATAGCCTGATATACTAAGGAGCATGAATACCATGACTGAAAAATCAACCCTTCCGGAGCTCTCTCCGGACACCGTGGCCCAGCTCAAGAAGCTCCGTGACACCGACCGGCCCGCCTTCTACCAGTACGTGGCATCCCTCCGGAGGAACAAGTGGCCTCTGCGGGCGGTCTCCGAACCACTGGGCGTGTCCCGCTCGATCGTACAGATCTGGGAGCACAAGGTACTGGAGAGCACTGTGCTCCCGGAAACCGAGCAGCTGCCCAAGGCCATCGATGATCAGGTCAAGCCGATCTACCTGCGGTATGAGCTGACCGACGAGGAGTCCACTCAGATGTATGTGCTTGCCCGCGAGGCCTCCAAGGTCCGCAGATTCACCGACCTCGACTCGCCTGCCCGGGACGCTGCCAAGGAGCTTGAAGACCTACTCCACTACCACAAGGAGCGCGGTGCATCCCTCAACACGCTCAAGGTCGCCTGTGGCGTCTCACGCCGTGCAGTAGCCCAGCGCTTGGAGAAGCGGGACAAAGCCTCTTGAGCGGTCTTGACCTCCGGCCAGCAAACGTCCTCCATCTCGACCTCTTCCCTGCAGTAGTGACCGACCTCCTAACCGGCCTTGAGCTTGGCGATGAGCTCAGGGTGGCGGTCACGGATAACTATCTCTACGTCCTGACGGATACCCCGGACGGCCCTGAGATGCTGTTCCAAGAGCCTATGCGCGATTTCTTCGGACACACCAAGACTGGCTACACGGCAGAGACCGCCTTCAACATGTACCACATCAAACGGGCACCGAACTGTGGCTGTGGGGCCTCGCTTCGCGGGATCTATCTCTTCACTGATCTGCCCTACATTCCGCCAACACCTAGGACATAATGCCAAGCCCGATACCGAGTAAAAACTACGCAATCGATCTCGATGTCAACAAGCCCGGAGAAACATCGCAGGTAGGCTGTGTGAACTGCCTGTTGGAGGGTACACATGCACCACAGGAGATCATCTACTACTATGGGGGTTATTCGATGTGTATGAGGCACGTCCAGAATGCTCTCCAGAAGGCCCAGAATCCATCACATGTCTCCTAACACCTTGACCACCCTATTGGTCGACACAGCAGCCGTCTACAGGCTAACCAAGCTGGTTACCGAGGACTACCTCACAGAGGATCTTCGGAACATGATACAGCGACACTTCCCGGCAGTTATCGACAAGCACACCCAGCAAAAAAGAAAGAGCAAGGTGGCGTACTTTATCAACTGCCCATGGTGCGTTTCTTTTTGGGCGGCAGTTTTTATCTTTACACTTCGACAAATCAATCCCACAGCGGCAACATACCTGTCGTCCATCCTCGCGGCCTCCGCTGTGACAGGCATCGCCGCAACTAAGGGTATATAGAGTGATAAACTTGTCTACAGACGTTTTTTCTGATAGCGGAGTAGACAATGCCCTTTTTCACACGTGCAAGCGAGCCTTCGCCTGAAGAGAACGTTCCTTTCGGTGCAGCACCCTACAACACCCCACGAGCACTGGTAGCCAGTGCAGTCCGGGTAGATCTTAAGAGCACCAAGGAACTCGAATCGGTGGCACGACGCCGTTTGGTGGGACGGTGGCAGGCCGATGCATGGGAGTACTATGACCTCATCGGGGAACTCAAGTTCGCTGCCACCATCCTTGCAAATGTACTCTCACGTGTGAATATTTATGCAGCATACATCGCTGACTCCTCTCAGGTCCCTGCCCGTGTGGCGGTGATTGACCACCTTGATGACGACTACAAGGAAAAAGCGGCGTCAATGCTCTATCTACTGGAGACAGGCAACGGGGGCACTGCCGGACTCCTCCGCAGCGCCGCACTGAACCTGTTCATCACCGGAGAGTGCTATCTGGTCCGCGAACCTGCCAAGTGGACAACTGGTGATCCGGAGAAGTACCAGATCCGTTCTATCGATGAGATTGTTGCTACACCATCGCTCCGTAAGAAGGGCCGTGGAAATGCGCCTTCGAAGAGTGGCTGGTCAATCAAGCCCTCCCGCAACGCCACGATCGATGAGTACATCGAGATCCCGGAAAACGGCTACATCGCACGTCTCTGGCGTCCACACCCACGCTTCTCGGATGAGGCTGAGTCCTCGGTCAGAGGTGTGCTGGATCTTTGTGATGAACTATTACTTCTGAGCCGTACTGCCTCCGCTGCTGCCAAGTCCCGGCTCAGCTCCGGTGTGTTCTTTGTTCCGGACGGCATATCATATGCATCCGGCTCAGATGCCGAGATGACGGATCCGGACGATCCCGACGCAGTCTCCTCGGATGATCAGGATGACTTCGAAGAGCAGTTCATCGACGCCATGGTCACACCGATCTCCGACCCTTCCAGCGCCTCCGCCGTCGTCCCGCTACTGGTCCGTGGACCCGAAGAACTCGGTTCCAAGATGCTCCACATCAAGTTTGAGCGCAACTGGGATCCACAGCTGGCAAAGCACATGGACACCGTTCTGGGCCGCATCATCTCCGGCATCGACCTGCCCAAGGAAATCGTCGGTGGTATGGCGAACCTGAAGGGTGCGAACGCCAAGATCGTTGAGGAGACCATGTACTCCTCCCACATCGAGCCGATGATCCTCATGGTCTGCGATATGTTGACCGTCGCCTTCCTCCGCCCTGCGCTCCGCGCCATGGGGTACCCGGAAGAGCACATCATGCGTACGGTCATCTGGTATGATCCTTCCGCTGTCACAGCCAAGCCATCCAAATCCGAATCCGCCACGGTCGGATTCGACAAGCAGATCATCTCTGCGGATGCATGGCGTCGTGCACACGGGTTCTCGATCTCCGATGCTCCGACCCAGCTGGAGATTGCCCAGCGTCTTGCTGTGTCCAAGGGCCTCATCTCCGAGCCGCTGGCCGAGAAGCTGATCTCCACCTTGATCCCTGACCTGATGGCCGACCTCCGCAAGGAACAGCTCCAGCAGTCCGATCCGAGCTCTGCAGCTGCCCTAAATACCGCTCTAGATGGTGATACACCACCAGTTCCGGACGCGCCAGCAGCACCTGAACCAGCAGCCGATGAGGCCGGATCTGGTACAATAGACAGTAGTACACCGCCCCCTTCCACGCTACTGGAGCCGTAAAATATGTTTGATCGCAGCGCAGCAGTAAAGCTCCAGCTTAGGGATAAAAAGGGTAAGTTCATCAAGATGGGTGACCACGTCAAGTGGCACTCGCTTGAAGACAACGCCGACGTCAGCGGCATCGCCCGTGGCCAGAGCGGGAACAACGTCGTTGTTGAGTTCTCCAAGGGCGGTCAGACCTACCACATCAACGTGCCCCACAACAAGATCGAAGCCATTCAGGAGAAGGCACATCTTGACCCAGCGTATGTAGAGTCCCACGGCGGACACACCAACACGCCCGGTATCCACGACGCGGGCGTCACGATCTCACACACTGTCACACACTACGCTATCGGGTCCAAGGATCCAGAGGCCAAGCTGACCACCAAGATCAGTGACCTCAAGCCCGGTGATGTGGTCTACCCGATCAAGAGCCACAACTCCGGCACTCCGGCGAGCATCCAGAAATCTCCATACAACTCCAAAGAACCAGCCTCTAAGGCAAACTTCCAGAAGTTCAATGGCCACGGTACGGTCAAGTCCATCGCCATGGACAAAGATACTGGTCTGCCTAAGTACGCCGTCATCACCGACCACAAGGGCAAAGACCACTTCCCATCGGCAGCCCACTACGCCATCAAAAAGAGCGATCACCTCGACAAGGCGATCACCGACGCACACGGCCAAGAAACAAATGCGACGGGCCACGAGACCACAAACAACTTGGTGGACGAGGTCAAGGGCACCCACACCACGGAAGATAAGTTTGACGCGGCTGCAGCTCCGGTCGGCACGAAGGTCCAGAGCATTGGCATCAATTCTACAGCCATCCCGCTCACCAAGACCGGCGACGACGAGTGGGTCAACGATAAAGGGGTCAAGCTGGGTGACGAAGTCGTCAACCACATGATGGGTCCTGTCCCAGAGAAGGCCCCCGACGAACACCAGTACCTTGGTACGCCGGTCGAAACAAACGATCCCAACAAGCCAATTGATATCTCCAAGTGGACCAAGCAGGGTGGGTCCCAGATGGGCTCCAACCCCGGTGGCATCTACACGGATGAGAACGGCAAGCAGTGGTATGTCAAGCTTTCCCAGAGTGATGACCACGCCCGTACGGAAGTCCTCGCTGACCAACTCTATGCTGACTCTGGTGTACCTGCTGCAGGACTTAGACTAGCAGACGTCGGGAACGGCAAACTTGGTACTGCATCACCAATGATTGATGGTGCCAAAGCGGACCTCAGTCACCACCTCAACGACAAAGCCTACATGGACAAGATCCAAGAAGGCTTTGCTGTTGATGCATGGCTAGCCAACTGGGATGTTGCCGGGGCGGTCTACGATAACATCATCACCGACGGCCACGGCAACCCTGTCCGCATCGATCCGGGCGGCGCTCTGCAGTACCGTGCACAGGGCTCACCCAAGGGTGACGCCTTCGGCAACAAGGCTGACGAGTGGGACACGCTACGCAACAATCCCGGGTCCCCCTCCACAGCCCTCTTTGGTAAGATGACCGACCAGCAGCTGATCGACTCTGCTGCCAAGGTCGTCGCCTTCGATGACAAGAAGATTGATTTCAGCGTTGATGCGCTGGGCTTTGATAAAACCACTCAAAACATGCTCAAGGAGCGCCTGAAGGCCCGCCGTGACGACATCGCCAGTCGCGCCGACGCCCTCAAGCCGGAGGCCACCAAGGAACCTGAGGCACCGCCGGAGCCCGAAGCATCAGCTGCCGAAGAGCCCGGCGACCACAAAACCTATGACACCCTTGACCTCTTCGCCATGCCCAATGGCGCACACTTTTCCTCGAACACCGATACGGCAAAGGGCGGATACTACAAAAAGGGCGAACTGTGGTATATGACCTACGACCCAAACGCCACCGAGGACGGCATCAAGGTACCTGCACATGCTGTGGTCACGGTGCTCGGCAACAACCCTTCTTTCAAGCTTGACCCGAAGTCGATTGAGAAGGTCTCACCTACAGCCATCTCAAACCCAGCTGGATCGTTTTATGGCAGCCTGCCTGCACATGACAAGGCTAAACTCGATGAAGGACCGGAATACCACCCATCCTACGCCTACGACGGGTCTGAGGACCCATTCGCGGACTTCAGCGGATATAACAACGCCGAGACAGGTGCTGTCAGTGATTATATGCACGATAGCAACGGTATCAACGGAGCACTGCGCTCCGGCAACGCCGGTCATTGGGAGTACGAGATTGCCGCCCTTGATCAGGTCATCAACAAGAGCCCTCTCAAGAGTGACACTGTTGTGTACCGTGGCATCAGCGCCCCGGACTCAGTTATCGCTGCAGCCATGTCTGGTGCCTACACGGATCCGGGCTACTCTTCGTGCTCCACAGACATTGATATCAGTTCCGGATGGATCTCCAACACAGCACACTCCCAGACGCCAATGCTTTTGGAGCTTCACCTTCCTGCCGGATTCAAAGCTCACAAGCTTGACTACAACCACCTAGCCTCTGGCCCCTCCTACGAGTCGGAGAAGGAGGTCATCCTTCCGCGTGGTACGGTGTATACAATTACACACAAAGAGGAGTATACTAATAGTGAAGACCAGAAGGGCTGGAAGTTCACGGTAACTCCGGTCCTTGACGAGCACAACTTTGACACAGGAGAGCAGCATGACACAGGAGCAGGCACCGAAAGCCCAGACGCAGTCGGACAAGGACAGGGCGGCACGGTTCACGATGACGGAGGACCAGATTCAGGTCTTCAGCCCGGAGGAAACGAAGACCATGCAGGCCCAGTCTCAGGCCCTGCTGGCACTCCGGAAGAAGAACCAAGCGGGCAAGTAGCCCCCACTACCATTCCCGATAACCACCCGGACTTCAATGCGACCTACGCAGACAAGGGCAAAGACCAGATTGACGCCAACGGCGCGACGATCAAAGTCAACGACCTCATCCACCATCCCAAGAAGGGTGTCGGCAAGGTCTTCATCGGCCTGCCATCAACTAACTCAGTCAAGGTAGTGTATCCGGACGGATCTAAGGCAACCCACCTCTCCAAGGCTGTCACAAAGGTTGAGGGTGGGGCTCCGCAGATCGCTGCCCTACCATCTGACCTCAAGGTCGGCGACCACGGTATCGATCCAGCGACCCACACGAAGTTCATTGTAGGCACCAACGACTCTCTGATACATATTGGGGATACTGTCACACACAGCAGCGGGGACAAGGGCACCGTCAAGGCCATCTACACGGGCGAGAAGACAGTCAGTGTCGAGTGGGACAAAGGCACCACCTCTACCAAAAAGGCCAGTACGCTTGAGTCTGAGCACAAGCACAAGCACAGCACCGATGAGCACCCTGCTGAGTTTGTGCCTGCACAAGAGCAGGTGCCTGAGACCTCTCCAACAGAACCGACCCCTGAGGCTGCCCCTGTGCCTGAGGTTATCCCCGCCGAGACAGTACCAGAGCCTGTGCCTGAGGCCCCCAGCGAGCCACAGACGACCGCAGAAGCGCCTGCTGGCTCCAATGACCCCGAAAGTCTCGGGGCGGGTAGCCTAGAAGACTTCGCCAAACTCCCGGTTGGCACGACGCTCCATAAAGATGCAGGGAGCGGGCTACTACCAGAAGAAGGTCGGAGACGACCAGTGGCAGGTGATGAAGATCAGTACGGGTGCACCGGCATTCGGACACACAAACCCTGATAAAGCTATACACGGAATACTACAGAATACTCCGGGACTATATAAAACTACAACCCTCCCGGAACACACACCGGAGGCTCCGCAGGATGCCACGGCACCATCTTCAATGCTCCACGATCCGACTACAAGCGATCTCTCAGCCCTGCCAGATGGTACGGTCCTCACGGACCCCACCCTTGAAGGATTTACCTTCACCAAGAATGGTGATCTCTGGGATCAGCAAGGCCCATCAGGACAGAATGTCGGGCTCTCAGGTAATTCCATTGCGGACGGCAGCTCGTATCATGTGCAGCTGCCTACTGACCACGCTGCTGGATCCACGCCATCTGCCGAATCATTCGACGGTAAGAAGCTCAACGAACTCTCTACACCGCTTGATCAACTGCCCGTAGGTACAACGATTACGTCCGATAACCATAGCCACGCCTTCAGGAAACTAGAGAATGGCGACTGGCAGGCATACAAACAGACCTCTGGCAATGATATGTTCTCGAAGTTCAGCTCCAAACAGCTGGGTGAGAACTTGGAGTCAGCTGCGTCCGAGCACACTGTCCATGCCCCGAAAGTCGAGGAGCCTGCTACCTCTACAGAGACATCACTCGTCGGAAAACCGCTCCTCGACGTCATGAAGGTAGACGAGTTCACTTCTCTACCTGTCGGTTCGGAGATCCATAGTACAGCTGGCTCGCCCTTTTTCTACAAAAAGGTGGGCACGGACTCATGGCAGAGAATCACTACATCAGGTATCGTTTCCCCCACAACATACAAGAATTCAGACTTCACATCTCTGGAAGACTTCCAGCTTAGCCCATATGTTCTGGGTAAGGTCGGAGCACATACAGCACCAGAACCGACACCACCAACCCCGCTCGCTGAACCAACAATAAACCCGCACATTGGTAAGACCTTGACCGAGGTCCTGAACTCTGGTGACTTCAAAAACCTGCCGATGGGGTCTGAGCTACATAACAGTGGTAATAGTAGCGGACCTATTATCTATAAGAAAACCGCAGCAGATTCGTGGCAGAAGGTGTCCGCAGCTAATGGCCAAGTAGAGACCGATAAGACCCACCCGGACGACACCTTTGATGGTATACCTACATCTCTTACTGACAAATACACCGTGAAGGAGCCGACCACCCCACAGTCGCCCGAACAAACAGGTGCTGCAATTCTTACCGGCGTATCGACCGGACTTGAGATCACTAAAGAAACACTGGATGCGCAGCCTGCTGGCACCTCGATGAAGAAGGAGTCCTCTTACGGTTCGTCCGCCTTCTACTATATCAAACAGCCGGACAGTACATGGAAACTCTTCAAGAACGGGCAGGAGAAGGGTACATACACATCCGATAATATCAAGGCATCCAATACTACAGCCACGTTCGGCGTGCCGACATCCGGAGCCAAGTTCTTCTATTCCAAGTCCGGTGAGATCACGTATGAGGGCGACAAGGTTGATTACAAAGGCACGTCCGGTAAGATCACCTCGATCACTGATACAGGCCTTGTAGGTGTAAAGCTCGATGGAGAAAGCAAGGCTAAGTATAAGGCTGCCTCCCAGCTCATTAAAACCCCCTCATATGGTCACAAAGACGCTGCAGCATACCAGCCACCGGCTACACCGAATCTAAGTACTGCCCCTAGCTCTGAGAGCCATACGGGCGGTACTGACACCCTGAATTTTGCCGGAGCTAGCGGTGCAGCTTATGACCACCAAGGCCTCTCGATGCCTGCGACAACTAGTGACTCCCACCTGTCTTCAGGCCTGACTCTCGCTCCGACGCATGCAGTAGATGTATCTAACCCCCTCCACGGCACCCCGGAACCACAGCCTCCGACAGCACCGGAAGTCTACCCTGCATTTAATGCAGAGGCTGTAGCAGAGCTACCTAAGTGGGACTCTGCTGGGTGGCTTGCGAAGGTCAAGCAACGATACGCAGATAACCCTCACAAGGTCGCTGCTACACTAGAGGAAAGTAAGAACTGGAGTAAGATCCAAACCGTACTCAATGGTGATGAAATACACCTTGATACCCTCCTACAGTCAAAGTATCTTGATGAAGAACTAAAGAATGAAGCGATCCAAGGTATCGTCAAGCAAGAGTATAAGAATAAGCCTTTACTTGATGCCCACAATGCTAAACTAGCTGAGGCCAAGAAGCAGTATGATACTGCGAAGGCCGAGCACATAGCTAAGTATGACGCGCAAAAGCAGGAATTTAATCAAAAGCTGGACCAGTGGATGGCGGCTAACCCGAATGACAAGGCAATGAGCGCTATACAGCTGCCTGACACCTCTAAAGAAAGCTTCACTGGCGGCCCTGCTGACTGGGCCAAGGCGCACGCCGGAACCTTTAGTGCTCAGTCGGTTTTCGACGCTATCAAGAAAGATACCCAACTCGGAACTAAGGGTCTCTCCATTGCCACAGACTCCGATCAGGTTGAGGCCCTTGACGCAAATGTCATGAAGATCCTTGACACAAGTGGGAAGCCTGTTATCCAAGTGAAGATGAAGCTCACTGGGCCGTATGGTGATGCCTTTGAAAAGACTCTGAAAAACCAAGCCGGGGTCGCCCAGACCAATGGTATATATTCCAACCAACTAGTTACTGACCCCGCTACAGGATTGCTGAAGGATAACGGACAGCCAAACACAGGGGGGTGGGTACACCAAGGGACTCGCTACAGCTGGACAGACCCCTCCACGGGTGCCACAGTTGATTTCCAGAGGTCAATGTCTCAAGGTATGAACATAAGCGCAAACAATAACACCGTGCGCATCCACCTGCCTGAGGGCTCAACGCCTGAAGACTACCAAAAGGTTCTTGAGAACATGGGCGTCAACGCCAAGCCGTCCACTGAGGGGGATATCCGGGTCCTCGCAGAGAACCAGTTGCTTTCCATGATGGGTAAGAGCACTGTCAACGCTAAAATCTATGATGGAAATGCAAACCTATCCGGGGCTTCTCGATCTAACCAGCTCCAACAGATCAAGGAGAAATACGGAATCACACCGGATGATATGATCTTCTCCTCCGAAGCCAATGGCCGTGTGCGGTTCTTCCTCAAGGACGATAAGGCACAGGCTTTGACTGACAAATATGGAGTCAAGAGCTTTGTACACAATGTGGGCGGATACGGGGCCGATAAATGGCTAAACATGTTAGTTGGACCAAACAATGGACTCCTATCCACCTTTCACCGATGGAGTGAGGGCATTGGGGGGCAGGGCATGTCCTCCATTTCCGATCACTCTTATGGGTCTTCGGATTACGTCTACATAACACCGAAGTCTGATCTCCCATCAAGTGGTCATGGGTCCTCTGTGGTGATCAACCCCAAGGCTATCTTCCGCCGTACAGATTGGTGGGCCAACAAGGGCGACAGCTACGGTATGAAGGGTGACGGCACTTCCACCAGCCCGTATAATACACTCGATAACGTAACAGGGGGGTCCCCATATAACGGAGGTATTCACGAGGCTCTTCCGAAGGATTCCGTCCCTGTGAGTGATTGGATGTATGTCAATATGGACTCAGGAACCCGTTTAGAAGTGATTAAGGGTCTCAAGGATCGTGGTGTTCTTCAGATTAACGGTATCCCCATTGAAGATTTTATCCGCAGCTCTGGTATGTCTTCTAGTACCGCGACTGCCACCATGCCTGTGGTCGGCTAGGGTCCTCCCAAAATAGTGTACATGTGGTAGGATACTAGTATGAATGAAAATATATTTGAGCAGGGCACAATCTATACCGTTGACCACAACGGTATACCTTCCTTTGGGTATCTACGGGACGATGATGGTGTCGTGGCATACGACCTCGTGAGGGTATGGGACCTGTCAGAGTGGGATGTTGAGCAGAAGGGTGCTCAGACAATCTTCAAGCAGGACGATGCATACTACTCGATCCGCCCTGTCGAGCTTGAAGACGCCAAGACTGTGTTCCCTGATCTGATCCGGACCTTCTCCGATGTCGAGTCCCTTCAAAACTTTGCCAAGAAAGCGATTGCCTTGTCTGATTCATACACACCCAACACCGTCCCGGACGAAACCATCTCTTTCACGATAGATGATGACGGAGCGGTTCTTGAGCTGATTCGCGTCACGGACAATGGGGAGATGTACTCCCGTGATAATGTCAACTGGACCCGTCTCGAAGGCGGGGACCACCCCACTATTATTGACAAGGATCTCGTTGACGTAGACCCAGATGATGTTCCACAGGCTATCAAGATGTGGGATGACGCGAGTGGTGCCGGGGCAAAGCTCATGGAGAGCGATATACTGCCGATGGCCTCTGCTCAACAGTAGTGTATGATATAATAACTGAATAAAGTATTCACACGTGGTGATGGGTTTTGAATGATTGATACATCCAAGGCGGACAACTCTGAGCTTGACGGTTATCAAGTCGTCAGGGTTTCCAGAGACCTCAACTCAGTAGTAGTCGAACGTCATAACGGAACCCTCGATATCCTCACTGCTTCCGGCGTGGTGATTCAAGAAGGCTTGGGTGGGTATTATGAACTGCCCACTGATGAAAAGTGGCGCAGGCTAACGACGTCTGAGCTAGCCACCATCACCGCCTCGCTGGTGGTGGGCACAGCCGAGGTAGAAGTTTTTGAGAGACCTTCAAAAACTTTCCGGGTGCCTCCCACAATCAGAGAAGAGATACAGGCAGCCCTTAGCGCTTCTGTAGGTCTGTCGGAAACCGATCTCCAGCACGCCCGAGCCCTCGCATTTGACGATACGGTCGGTATGCCTGAAGTCTCGTGGATGCACGACTTCTTTGATGACTACGACACCCCCCAACGCCTTCGCGGCGGGTTCAAAGGACAGAAGTGGGCTTCCAAAATTCTTGGGTCTGATGACTCAGACGATGTAGGTACGTTGGACGATGAGCAAGAAGATCCGACCGTATTTGATGGTGACCAGTACAGCTACTACGGCCTTGGTACAGACCCAAGCAGTACTGAAGTACACACCCTCATCGCAGTTGACTTCGATACCCATGAGGTCTTGATTTGGAACGGTACAGAATTCGAGGCAACCGATGCACAAATCGACGACGTCGATGAGCCGCAGGTCGTACCACTCGATAACGAGACAGCCCAGACCCTTGCGCTGATGCTGCAGTCGGATCCGACGTCCTCGCAGGATGTTTTAGACTTCAACCCTGAAGAGCTCAGCCTCTTCGCGCTGGCACAGTCAGAGCTGGACTACGAGGATCTCGACCGTCGTGGGGCAATTATCGCCGACGCCACCGGATATACACCGGCAGAGCGCAGCCTGAACGCCAAGCGTCAGATCCGTGGCCCCGGAGGCACCTTCGGGGGCCGACAGGTGGCACAGGGTTCGGAGCTTCTCGCCTTCAAGAAAGCAAAGCTGTCCGACAACCCTCCGCTGGTTGCCGATGTCGCAGCCCGCATCCAGCAGTTCATGCAGGACGCCACAGCTACGGACGAGACAGAAGCTATTCCTGCCACGGCCCCTGTAGCAGCTGCCGCAGCACCCAACCCTGCGCCAGCCGAGCCGGAGCCCGCCGCAGCCCCTACATCATCTAACGCGACCGCTGGAGCCCCTACAGGTGGCCCTTCCGGATCAGCCGTCTACTTCGCCATCGTTGATCCCACGGACACCACTGCAGTCTTGGAAGCCATTGCCGTCGTCAAGGACTCCACAGGAAACCCGCAGGCATGGATCCGCACACGCGGTACTTGGAAGAACGACCCCGCAACGCTGGCAAAACTCACGGGACCGACACCGCCGCCTGTCATCGAGCTCACAACTCCCGAGCCCGCCAAGACTGTGCTGGCTCAGGTGGACAAGTACGACACCAACGTAGCGCACTTCCCCACTGACCCGGTCCCCGCCAAGGCACCAGTCACAGCAGCTGGTTTTGTAGTCCCCGGCATTGATCTCGGCATCTACGATGAGGCCGATATTATCGCTGCAGTATCAACTTTCGACACGCTGGACCCCGAAGTCCAGAGCATCACGAAGCGTATTGCCCGCACACGTGCCAACGCCCTGAACCGCAAGGATCTTCTGCCTGCTGGCTGGCGCACACTCTCCGCAGTTGAGGAGGGCGAGGCTTTCGCAGCAGCGTCACCTCTCTTCAGTGAGTATGGTGATGTCATTGTCTCCGCAGGCCACCCAGTCAAGGGTGCTAAGGGTGCGGAAAGATTGAAAGAATATTGGATTCATGGCAAAGGAGCCTTGAAGATCAGGTGGGGCACGCCCGGAGACCTCACTCGCTGCCACAACCACTTGGCTAAGTTCGTTGGGCCAATGGCTTGGGGCCTCGCGGCCAATTATCACAAGGCATTGTTCGGCATGTCCAACGCCAAGCACGACAAACTTACTGGCCAGACCAGCCACCACGGAGCCTAACATGAAGATTCTCGCACCGATTTCTGAAGACCTGTTTTCTTCAATAGACTTTGATGAAAAGATCATCGAGCTGGCCATCACCGCTGCCGCCAGCTTCCTTGAAGACACCGGCATGGACATCCCACAGTCCGCTGCCGACGTGGATCCTTCCGGCGTTGCCTTCGGCGCAAAGTTCGTTATCCCTCTTGCTCTTCCCGAGGGTGTGGAGTCCGGTGACGGACGTCAGTTCGATGATGAGTCCTTGTCCGCACGCAACATGCCACTGGCTCTGATGTGGCAGATCAAGACCGGCCCCGGCCATGACGGTTCCGTTGTGGTGGGCCGCATCGACAGTGTTGAGCGCACTCCTGACGGCCTTGGGAACGCAAGAGGAGTCTTCGATGTAGGCCCCTATGGCAGGGAAGCCGAGCGCATGGTGCGCAATGGTTTTCTTCGTGGTGTATCAGCAGATCTGGACAAGTTCGAGGGAACAAGCGGCCAAGGATCCTGAAGAGGACGAAGATTCTGAGCTCTCCGTCATCAAGAGTAAAGAAATCAATATTAGTAAGGCCCGTCTCATGGGCATCACCATCGTACCGAAGCCCGCCTTTGAGGGGTGCCTTATCATGATTGAACAACCAGCAACCATGGACACCGGGGACGACACTGTCCCAGACGGTCTCTATGAAGACACGCTAGACGATATGGATAATGAGTTGGCTGCGCTTGCCGCGTCTGCTGCACCCCTTGTTCCGCCCAAGACATGGTTCGAGAATCCGCAGCTCCGCGAGCCCCAGCCACTCACTGTGACCGACGATGGTCAGGTGTTCGGCCACGTCGCTACTTGGAATTCTACACACATTGGGCTGCCACGCGCAACCCGTCCGCCGCGCTCGCAGTCCAACTATGCGTTCTTCCGTAAGGGCCTCCTGCGCACCGATTCCGGCGAGGACGTACGTGTAGGCCAGTTAACGCTTACAGGCGGTCACGCGTCCATGCAGGCCTCTGCCAACGAGGCAATCAAACACTATGACGATACCCGCTCCGCCGTAGCTGATGTCACTGCCGGAGAGGATCAGCACGGTATCTGGGTTGCCGGATCTTTGCGTCCGGACGTCACCCCCACACAGGTCCGTGCTTTCCGTGCTTCTGCCCAGTCCGGTGACTGGCGTCCGATCAACGGCAAGCTGGAGCTTGTAGCTGTATGTGCTGTCAATGTAGCTGGGTTCCCGATTGCTCGCCCACAGGTTCTTGTAGCTGGCGGACAGATTCAAGCACTAGTCGCTGCTGGAGCTCTTGCAGCCCCTGAACGATCAAGAATCGATGAACTCACGGCACGACTAGATGCAATGGAAGCCGCAGAACTAAGTTCCAAGCGTGCAGAAGCCTTGAAGCGTTTGTCTCCATTGATCGAGACGAAAGACTCTGAACTGGTAGCCCTTGCTGCGAGTGCTCGCCAGAGAATGTCTCCGGTACTTGCTGCTGAGGAAGCCGAGCTAAAGACCAAAGCGGAAGCGGCTAGGGAGAAATTCAAGGGCTTGCTCTAGACGTTCTTGTAGCTTACGCCTTTATCTATCGCATATATGGTTGTTCGACTGATATTATAGTGTCGAGCAATGGAGAGGACGGTCTCACCTTGGGACCGTCTTTTTCGTACATCTCGAACTTGAGCTGCATCGAGTAGGGCCTTGCTGGATATGGTCCCCGTATAGTGCAGTTCGTCTTCTGATTTCGGTAAGTATCTCCATTTTCTTCGTTTGATGATACCAGCTATAGTAGATCTACTGACGCCGAAGGTGTCCGCAATTGTAGATTGTAATACCTTATCGTGAAAATAAAGACTACGAATAGATAAGACATCCGACTCCGTGAGAATGGCTGTGTGTGAGAGTTCGCCTCGGTTCAGGCTACTTAGATGCTCTCTCGTGCTGTCTGCGTGGGCGTAACCAAATGAGCTATACCCTCGACCACCAACCGTACAGTTGAGCCCCGTTTCGGACTCTTTGATGTAGGTATCCAGCTTCTGGATCCAGACGGACTCTGAGTCATCAAGGTGTTCTCGTGATTCGCACGTCTCTAAAATATACACTAGAAGTTTGTCTGAACCATGCTTATTTATCCAAAAGTGTACAGGGAACTTTGGTTTTCTGGACTCTTGAACGTGGGCGTGATGGCGACTCTTTAGGTTCGTTGTTTGGCCCACATACCTAATGCTCTCTGGAGCAGATTCAACCGCAAGTCCGTAGATGATATTCCCAGTTACGAAGGGGCTAGAGGATAAGACATACATGAGACCAACAATACCATACGGGAGTGCGGGCACCTAATAAAATACACAGCACCGTGTTTCTGAATGGTATAATTTTATAGATACCTTACAAACTAATTTTAGGGGGGGGGTCCTATGGCCTATCCATACTCGTGGGTCCCAGACCGTATTACACCGCTCTTCCCCTCACAAGTCACTGTATGGGACACTTCTGGAGCCCACGCACTACTCTCCACGTCTATATCCGTTAGTGCGGGTAGATTGTCTTTCGCCCTCACTAATCCCGGTAAGTACCGTATTTCCGTGCGAAATGGCGACGAGCTGGAGACTGGGACATTTACAGTTGATATTACCGGCGCAGATATTGATACCCCGGAATTCACATCGTACTCATACCATGACTCAATCAGCGATCTCGGTGACAATACACCAGCTGCAATAAGCACCTTTGTACGTATTACGGACCTACAGGACCCAACTTCTGTAGCATCTACCACACTCTCTAACGCCTTCGTATTGAGGTGGCAGCCTAGTACCTACTACAGCACTGGTTATGCTGTTCAAGCCCCAAACGGGGATATCGTCACGGCAATCACCACTTTCGTCTCGGGCCTTACATATGACCCCACCAAGTGGAACATCTCACCAACATACCTATCTAGCCTTTCAAAGGGCGCATCATCGGGTATAGCGCCACTAGACGCTAGTGCAAGAGTGCCTGAAGCAAACCTACCTGCAGGGTTAGCAAACGCGACACTTAATGCCACTTATGCCAGCTCATCTGAGCCTTTGGCTCAGACCAAAGTTGGTCAGC